TAGACGGCAAAAATGCACAACAACCATTTGTTATTGGTTCTTATAGTGGAATTCAAAAGCCAGATTTGGAACAAGAAAGTTCTTTTCAGGTTCCATACAATGATTTTGGCAAATCTTCTTATAGAAACAGATTAATCAATAGTTCTTTAGGATTTAGAGATCCAGATGGTATTTACCCAATTGAAGGAAGAATGGGTGAACCAGATACAAATAGACTAGTTAGAAACGAGAACACCGATTGGACTATCGTAAAAAAGAAAAAAGATGAGATAGTTAGTTGCAAAACTGCATTATATGGTGCCTGGCAAGAACCTAAGACCCCGTATGCTGCAAAATATCCCTTTAATCATGTTACAGAAACTAAATCAGGACACATATTTGAGGTTGATGATACTCCTGGAGCAGAAAGAATTCATAGGTATCATAAATCAGGAACATTCGAAGAAATCCATCCAAATGGAAGTATGGTTCATAAGGTTGTGGGCAATGAGTGGAATATAACACTCAATGATCGACTGATTTTGGTTAAAGGTAATACCACATGGAATACGGACAAATTGATGAAAATTCGTGTGGGGAAAAATTTAGAAATTGAAACTGAAGGTAATATGCATGTGCTTGTGAAAGGAAATACAGTTATGGAAACACAGGGCAATTTTTTACATAAAGTGAATGGTAAATTTACTTGTGCAAGTGATGGAAATATGTTGTTTGTTGCCCCAAGAATTGATTTCAACCCAAATGGATCGTCTTCAAAAAAAATTCAGACTCTTTTGTCTAAATTGAGAACAACCGTTACGAAAATATTCAGTAGAGGTTAATATGATCGGACCAACTCCATATAAAGGCAGTTCTCCAAAAGTCAAAGATGTAGCGGTTGATCTTCCGGATTTTGACGGGGTTTTAATTCCAAATAAAAATATTAGACAAGAGTTTATAAGTTTATCGGAAATTCCAACAATTGAAATTCCATCTACATATGACGATGCTTTGCTTAATGACGAGTTGTTGAACAATTTAGAAATTGTTGATGCAAATCTGAAAGAAATATTTCCACAATCTCCATCTAAAGAAATAGTAGCATTTGGAATTCCAGTTCCCGCCGAAGTTTCTCCTTTGGCATTCGGAGGGGGATTCGGAACTAAGCAAGAATTAGAAGAATTTAAATTTGATGGTTCTTTATCTGTAGATGAGACAAGGGTTTTACTTAAAAACTCTGTAATTTATGGGGGAGTTAGTGGCAATGGGGCCAACGATTATGAATTAGGTACTAAATTGATTTATAATATTGAACAGCAAGAAAAACTTGATCGAATTCTTTCCACACAGTATACTCCTGAAAATTTAGATACACAAATTGTTCCTGATGCACCTTTATTTGTAGTCGGAGATCCACCTACTATCATTGACGGCGGTGATTTCTAATGCCAATGACGAGCAATCAATATCCGATTGAATATTACTATCCTGGTGGATTCGGTCCTATAGCAAGTAACTGTATGTTTACTTGGAAAGATACCAATGAAACATTTGGAAGAATTCCCATATACGAGAATCAAAGGGTTTGTGATAATGGGTGTAATGATCTAAAGATATCGGTTAACTATACAAGGTGTTCATCAGCGGCCAAAAACGGAACATATTTTCCACCAAATGCAGGAGATAGATTTACTCTCTCCAATTGTTGTGGTCCTGGTGATGGTCCTATTAAATATGCACTTTTAGGTGGGGAATTTCCTCCGAGTTTATATTTGAATATTGATACGGGAAAATTGTGTGGATTTATAGACGGGATTGAGAAAATCGCCCCAAAGCGGTTAAATGTGCCATCAGATTTTAAATTTAATGAATCAAATTATTTGTCTTTTTCGGTGGGCGGTCTCGCCAGCAATTTTTTAGTTAGAGCATTTGATTCAGGAAATACTAGTAATTACGACGATAAATATTTAATAATGAATATTAGAACAGACTGGAGCGCAAGACGGGATAGATTTGTCCTAAATATTGATAATCAGTTTTATTTGAATGGAAAACCCGTATCAAATAAAGAATATATTTTGGCGATGAAAAAAAAAGGTTATTACCCTGGACCAGGATGTTAATTAAAATGCCAGCAGTTCATAGACTTAGAGATATTTGTACGGGCCACGGATGTTTTCCCCCGAGACCGAATATATCAGCATCATCAAATGTTATTGTAAATAGTAGAGGGTGGCATAGGAGAAATGATGGTTGGAAAAAACATTGTTGTGGTAAATCTTGTCATCGAAGCACTACAGCACAAGGATCATCAAGTGTATTTGTTAATAGCAGACAAGCAGTGAGAATAGGAGATCCGGTTAAATGTGGTTCAGCAGCAGCCACAGGTTCACTAAATGTATTTTGTGGTGGATAATAAAGGAAAACACATATGGAAAAATTCAATGGAAATTCAGCGGATTTAGACATAAATTTTGAAAGAAACTTGTTCACAAATGATGTTTCTATCAAGTCTGGTGAAGAGGCTATCCGAAGAGCATTGAAGAATTTAATTTTTCTAAAAACAAATGAAAAACCTTTTCATCCTGAATTAAATTCCGGAATCTCCGATATTTTATTCGAAAATGTTAACCCAATTACTATAGAAGAAATTAAAAGAAGAATCAAACGAATTATTGCGAAGTATGAACCGAGGATAGCCAAAAGCATCGTTGACATAGAACATAATGTAGATAGAAATTTAGTTATTGTTAAGATTTTGTATACAATAAATAATGTTTCAACCGTATTTACAGCAGACTTAACACTAAAGAGAACCCGATAATGTCTAATACTCCTATTCGTGAACTTGACTTCGATCAGATTAAAAAAAGTCTAAAAGATTATTTGCGTGGTCAAGATAAGTTCAAAGATTACGATTTTGAAGGATCGACTCTTAATATTTTACTAGATCTTCTTGCATATAACACGCATTATCAAGCATTTTATGCAAATATGATTGCAAATGAAGCCTTTATAGACTCTGCCGTTGTTAGAAATTCTGTTGTTTCCTTGGCTAAACACCTTAACTATAGACCAAGATCCAAAAAGTCTGCAAGAGTTGTGGTAAATGTTGAGTTGTTTCCTATTCAATCAGGAAGATCAGAACCAGCGGGAGTGTCTGTTGCATCCGGTAAAGAATATGTTAATGCGGGAACTACATTTTTTGCAAGAAATGTAGATGGGGAAAATGTATCATTTGTAACTTTAGATAATTTTAGAATTCGTGTTTTGGGGGGGAAGTTTATTGCGTCGAATGTTGTTCTCCACGAAGGAGTTCTCAAAACCGCATCGTACATAGTAAATACAAAAGATACACTACAAAGATTTCTAATCGAAGATCCAAATATTGATATAGACACTCTTTCCATTAGAGTACAAAGATCAGTGACAGATACCGAGGGGTTTGATCAAATATGGTCAAAATCAACAGATATTAATGTTCTTAATGGCGATTCAAGAGTTTTCTTTACTCAAGAAGCAGAAAATGGTAAATGGGAAATATATTTTGGTGATGGAATAGTTGGAAAGAATTTAGATAATGGCAATTTAATTCAAATGGTGTATCTTTCTACGAACGGCGAAAGTGGAAATGGGATTGGATCTACCGATTCCGAGCAATCAAGAGTATTTACATCAAGTAATCCAGAGTTTTTGGTTGATGTAATTAAAGATTCTAAGGGGATTCCACAAGCATCTTACGGGGGAACTGAACCCGAAAGCACAGAGTCTGTTAAATTCTATGCTCCTAAGAACTATCAGGCACAAGATCGGGCAGTAACATCAGAAGACTATTCTTCGATTCTTGCAAAAGAATATTCGTCCAGATCGGAGTCTTTTTTAGTTTGGGGGGGAGAAGAGAATGATCCGCCGCAATATGGAAAAGTATTCATTTCCATTAAACCTAAAAATGCTAGTCGGCTTAGTATTACAGAAAAGCAAGCAATTACTAAAACTGTTTTGGGAGAAAGAAATTTGGTGACCGTTACTCCAGAAATAGTCGATCCTGATTTGACATATATCAATTTGAGTACAAAGGTATTTTACGATCCGCAGTTAACAGCCGTAAGTCCAGATGTTTTAGTGTCAAAAATAACTGCTAAAATTGTGGAATATGGAAATACATTCTTAGATCAGTTTGGAAAGAATTTTAGACAGTCTAAGTTCAATACTTTTATAGACTCTCTTGATTCATCTATCAATAGTAGTAATACTGTGATTAAACTAGAAAAGCGTATAGAACCACAATTTGAAAGAACTTTGCCTTATACAATTAAGTTTGATAATTCAATATTTCACCCAATAGATGGATATCCTTCTATTCTGACTTCATCATCATTTTATTACAGAGATATAACATCAACTGCTGTAAATAAACCTAGTGTTGTTGCGTATCTTGATGATGATGGGTACGGGAATGTTCGAATTTATAAAAAGGTGAATGAGGAAAAAATTTATCTTGTTAATAGGGCAGGGACAATTAATTACAATACGGGTTTAGTTCAATTGAAATCGTTTTCTCCTTTGAGCATTCCGGAAGAAAATAATTCGGTAGAAATTAAAATAATTGTTGTTCCACAGAGTGGTGATGTTTTAGTGCGTAGAAATCAAGTGTTGTTGATTAATGATAGAGAAATAGATCTTGTTATTGTGCCAGAAAAAACAGTAATCGATAGGAATAGTAGTGATGTTGGATTTCCGTTTAGGATAAACTGATGACAAATAAATCACTTGATAATATTAGTGATTTGGTGCCTGGAAGACTTCCTGAATTTATTAGGGTTGATCATCCAACACTTGTTGCTTTTTTAGATGCTTACTATGAATGGCTACAAAATAAAGACAGATCAGGCAAAATTTTAAGTCCTATGGTTTTGCAGGATGTAATTGATGTTGATGATACATTAAATGATTTTGTTGATCATTTCAAAAAACAGTATCTTTACAATTTTCCTACGAAATTAGCAACTTCTAGAGATGGAACTCCTTTGGATGTTAGGAAATTGATGAAGCACATCAAATCGTTTTATCGTGCAAAGGGAACAGAAAAATCATACGAATTTTTGTTTAGAGTGTTGTATGATGCTTCCGTTGAAATTTATTATCCAAAACTAGATATTTTAAAAGTTTCTGATGCAAAATGGTATGAGAAAACTTCTATCAAAGCATCAAATTCGCTTGGGGAACGAATTTTTGAATGTATAGGTAGAATAATTTATCAGAGAGATAATGAGGGTAAAATAACATCATCAGCAAAGGTAATAGATGTCAGTTTATTTCAACAAGATCAATATAACATTGCTGAATTAGTTTTGACGGGAAGAAACGGACAATTTAGACCTGGAAGTAGAGGATTTTCATTTAATGTCGGTGATGAAATTCTTAATGAGATTAGCATATATCAAGTGATTTCATCAGTATCCGTTAACAATGGGGGATCGGGGTATGTTGTGGGAGATACAGTTGTATTTACTCCTGCGGCAGGTGATAGTGGAATTTCAGCAAAGGGTCAAGTCTCTGTTGTAAATGCGAACGGATCGGTAAAAAGAATTCGAATGGACGATTTTGGAGTCAATTATTTAGCGATTCCATCGGTGTCTATTCAGTCCATAAATGGGTCGGGGTTTTCCGGAGTAGCAAATTTAGGATCATTGTGTGAATTTGAAGGTTATTATTTAAACTCAGACGGAAGATTGAGTAATAAAAAAGTCATTCAAGATAATCACTACTATCAAGATTATTCTTATGTTTTGAAAACAGAATTGGTTATTGATGAATATCGTGAAGCAGTTCGTAGGTTGATACATCCTGCGGGAACTGCTATGTTTGGTCAAGTTTTGATTAAAAGGTGCTCTAGAGCAAATTTATCGAATGCTTCTGCGCTTATGAGATTTGAACGACCAATCATCGGTCATTACTGCCCCTATACATTTAATACTTACGATAATTTGCAAGAATGGTTCTCAATTCCAGGTACAGGAGATGCAATAGGCACTAATGTTGCAGCAGGATATAATCCAAACAAACATGATCCTCTAATCCAATATGGGGGCACAATTGGTGTGCCAGATCAACTCACTAATATTGGAAATCCAATAACTAACTTAAGGGCATTTATTGAAGCAACCGGTCCAGGATTTTTGCCACTCGGCCTTAGTGGATATCAAAATGCAGATCCTTTTTGGATCATATATGAACATCCAAATAGAAAAATTAGTGGACCAACTATAGCACAAATTTGGAGAAATCAATTGTCCGATTTCGTGGATACATGGCCGGAATGGTGTTCAGTTACAGGCGGCGGTCCCCCAAACGGATGGACGGCGGATTTTCAAGATCCGTCTTTTGAAAAGAAATATGCGTTCTTAAAATACAATGATAAATCATCATTCAGGAAGATTACAACAAGAGCATTTTTTGAAATGCCAATAGGCGAAGAATTTGACTGTAAAGTTGAATCTAGAGAGGCATTTGCAAAACCAATAATTAATATATTGCAGCCTTTAAATGGACAGGAAGTTCGGTCAAAGATAAAATCTTGTCCAATTACGATTAAATTTGACATACAAAATAGTCAAAATTTACCTAGAATCGCAGAATTTAATCAAGATTCTAAAATACGAATTATCATGACTCCCAATTCTCCAGGTTTCAAAAAACCAGTTTATCTTGATATTAACGAAAGAGAATTTAGTGTAAATCTTTTACCGGATGGGATCTATTCCATCCGTATTGATATTGTCGATGGGCTATTGAAGCCCATACAAAGACTTTCTGATAGTGTAGTATTTGAATATACCTGCTCTCCACCGAATCCATGATGTCTAAATAAGTAGCCATGTCAAGTTGCGATCCATTTCGTCAAAATCACAAAAGATTCATAGTAGATACACTTGTAAATCAATACAGTGACATCTCAGATGATAATTTATATCTCAGTATAGGTAAGATCACTCCCTGGTCGAGCACAACAGGTGGGGATATCCCTTTAAGATCTTTAGATTCTGTAGAGGACGATACCAATTTTTGGCGAAACATGATTGCAGCCAAAAGGATTAACAGATCGGATGTTTCTTTTGTCGTTCGTAGAGTTGATTGGTCATCGGGGACTGTTTATACGGCTTATAGAAATAATATAGATCTTTTTGATGATCTTAGTCCAGCAGATTTTTATGCATTAGTTGATGAAGAAAGAGTGTATATTTGTATAGACAATAACTTGGGTGGGCAATCTTTAATTCCACCGACACACACAGATCCTATTGTCAGAAAGTTGAGTGATGGTTATCGATGGAAGTTTATCTATCAAATTCCTGAAAGCAAACGAAAATTTCTCACAAAAAGTAAAATAGGTTCTATTGGGTATATGCCAGTTGAATTTGTTGATTCTATTCGTGAAAATGATGATAGGATATTACAGTGGAATATTCAAAAAGCCGCTGTAAATGGAAAGATAGAGTTTGCTTATATGGATGAACCCGCAAAGGTATATTGGGTATCAAGTCCATCATGCGTTCTCCCATCAAGTTCAAATATAGTTGTAAACAATGTTGATGCTGGAGGAACCACAGTACAGATATCTTCTCCCGAATTATCTCCTAATTCAAACTTTTACAGAAATATGATTCTTTCATTCGACGCTGGTCCTGGTCAAGGACAGCGTAGAATCATTAAGGATTATAATTGGCTTGGTGTAACGGCAAGAGTTACAATAGATCCACTTGTTCTTGGAATATCAGGTTCAGAAGACCCCAATAAACAAACCTTTTTTAGTATTCAACCTAGAGTTTTAGTAAACGGGGATGGATTTGCGAACAATAATACAAACAACCCAACAAATAGAACCGCAGATTTCACAGTTAGGTTTGGAGAAACTGCCGGTGTTTCGGCTGACTGTAGTAATATTTTGTCTAGGTATGTTAGCAGCATTGAAATTATAGATGGCGGTAAAGATTATACATTCATTGAACTTGATATACCAAAGGGCTTAACGACAGTATTTTCAAATACACCAAGGGAATACCTTGATTTGAAAAAAGTTCTTCATGGCGTTATTCCGCCCCCTGGCGGCCATGGTGCAAACCCATTCAAAGAACTTGGATGTGCTGCATACATGATTGTTAGTGATTTTGACGGAGATGAATTAGTTCAGGGAAATTGTGCCGATGGATGCACTCAAACCAGTAAACTTAATACAGATAATGATTTTAGACAATTTGGAATAATAAGAAATCCTATCTTATCAAATCCACATACTAGACTTAAGTTCTTTCAAGTTGGTTTAACCGGAACATTTACTGTGGGTGAAACTGCGGGTCAACTAGGAACATCTATAGTTGGTAGAGTTTTAGAGTGGAATGTCGGTACTACAGGAGTAACTGCTACAAGTGAATTAGTTTTGGATAGAATTGTTGGTGGGACATTTGCCGCCGGAGCAACAGTTGGAGGTTTAACCGTTTATGATGTTTCCCACAAAACAGTTGCCGGAACCGAAGGTAGACACCTTTTGCGATTGGTTTTGTCGCCTCAAAATATTGAATTCGCATCTAGTGGTAAAACCTATAATCGTAGACACTACGCACATGGTGTCGGTAATAGATCAGAAAATATTCCTGAATCTAGATCTTCGGGTGAAATTTACAAATGGCAGACAGCCGCCGGAACTTTACAGCGAGGGATTTTGCATCTTGAAGATCCGAAAGGCAAATTTAATATTGGAGAGTTGGTGCTACAGACACAACCATACTTTGCGGGTTCAAATGGTTCAACTGGAGAAGGTAAAATAATAAGTATTGATACTGAACTTAAAAATGTTCCGTCAATTTATGATTTGACTACAAAGTTAAAATTATTTGGCGAAGATTTTCAAAGTGATACTTTCTATAAAGATGCATTTGTTTCATTCGCTACAGGAATTACATCCGGAAATGGTTATGTGATGGACTGGGATGTTGTTTCAGGGGGAACAAATGGATATTTGACGATTGCCGGATCACAAGGAATGTTTGCCACAGGTCAAACAGTTGAGTATGTTGCATTTGGTTCTTCTGGAAACACAACTTCAGTTGATGCTTTGATTCAAAGTATTGAACACATTGGACAACTTAAGTATAGAACTGGAGAAGTGCTATACATACAAAATATCAAACCGATAAAAAGAGATTTAGAACAGAGAGAAGAAATTAAACTCGTTATAGAGTTGTAAGGTAAAGTTATGACAACACCGTATAATTCACAAATATTTAACTCAGATCCTTATTACGATGATTTTAATGAAGATAAAAAATTTCTTCGGATTATGTTTCGTCCTGGATATGGGGTGCAAGCCAGAGAACTAACGCAAATACAATCCATTCTTCAGAATCAAATTGAGAGATTTGGTTCTCATGTTTTTGAAGAAGGTAGTATGGTTCTTGATGGAAAAATTACAGTTAATAGTTTAAAATTTGCCCGTGTGTCGGGATTATCGGGAACAAATGATGTAAAAGATTTTATTGGGACTACTATATTTTCTAATAACAGAGCAAAGGCAAAAGTAGTTCATGCGGAACATGGATATTCAGGATCCTCCATTGACAATATTCCTGTAATTTTTTATGAGTATCTTGAAGGAGGAACTGCATTTGCATTTGAGGATGAAATTGGTGGAACGGCATCAAACGGTTCATACATAAGCGCAAATATTACAGGAAATTCTTATGTTTATCCGGTTGGTAATTCTTTAATCGTTTCAGTTGATAGAGGAGTTAGATTTGTAGAAGGGTATTTTGTACTTAATGACTTTCAGTCATTGGGTGCATACTCACTTTCGGGATCTGATGGAAATCAAGTTCGTGTTTATGACGAACCTACAACTCGTATTGGATTTGATGTTTTAAGAAATTTTGTGCAATCGGAAGATGATAACACACTAAATGATCCTGCATATGGCGCATATAATTATAATGCTCCCGGCGCAGATCGATTTAAGATTGATTTAAGAATTTCACAGCAGTCATTTACGGCAGCAGATACAAGTTCTACTGACAACTTTTCTAGAAAAGACTTTATAGAGTTTATTCGTTTTGTCGATGGAAGTCCAATTAAGATTGAAAAATATCCAGACTATGCTTCTCTTGAGGATACTCTGGCTCGTAGAACATATGATGAATCGGGTAACTATACCGTAAGGCCATTTGAAATTACGATACAGAGTGGTCCTGGAATTACATCCGATGGGCAAACAGGAAATTTGTTTGCTGATCTTGAGCCAGGAAAAGCATACATTTTTGGATACGAATTTGAAACTCAAGGAATAACCAGACTTCCGATAGATGCAACAAGAGATTCAAATCATATTAGAACAGTTTCAGATTTATATTTCAATCGCTCTCTTGGACCATATTGCCGAGTTCAATTTTCAGGGATGACAGGTAGTTTGAATGGGGCAGAGCAGTTTAATACACAACCTCTTTACAATCTAAGTAGAGGTTCAAGTGGATCATCACTCGACATTATTGGTACAGCAAGAGTAAGATGGATAGAACCATATAACACCGCAAATCAAATTTACAATCTACATTTATTTAATGTTGAGATGCAAGGCACTGCTTCGTTTGATGAAGTAAAAAGAATATCTTCTTTCTCTACAGGAACAACCCACGCATTTTCCATAACCGGAAGTGGTGGACTTATCAATTTGCAAAATAGTAATCTTTTGTATGAGTTCCCAACAGGAACCCGTGGCAAAACTGTTACTGACGCTGATTATGCTATTGCAGGGTTTTTTGAAATTCAATTTGGCTCTGGAAATTTTCCAACCGTACAAAGTAGCGGAAAGTGCAGAGGAACATTAAATGTTACAGATTATACATCATCCCCGTCGAATGTTTCATTTTCTTCTCCGGCAGATTACACAAATTTGCCAGATGAAGATGTGATTGTATTTAATAGTAATGGTGTTGCAATAGGCGGAACGGCATATAAAACTTCATCCCAAACACTTGATTTGACTTTAGAGGGAATCGGTGTAACGCAGGGACAAAAGGCGTATATCGTTACTAGTATAGATGTTTCGGCTATTGATGGTTCTCAATTAAGATCTAAAGTTAGAGATATAATTGAAATGGGACCAACTGCTGGTGGGTTTACTGGTCAGTTTAGTGGACTGACATCAGATCAGTATTCGAATACAGTTCTATACCTTGGTGGAAAGGTTGATGTTGTTGAGATACTTTCTATCACGGGAACAAAAGATGTAAGATCGCAATTGAAGCAATATTTTACATTTGATAACGGACAGAGAGACAACCTTTACGACTGGTCTAGATTGGTGCTTTCATCCGGTGTTACTGGAGTGACCGGACCATTTGAAGCATCTCTTGTCATTTACAATAGAACGGGTGTCAGAGGACCATTCACAGTTGACTCATATTCTGATTCATATTCACAAATTCCTTCGTATACAAGTAGAACGACAGGAAAGAGATATGATCTTGCTGATGTTATTGACTTTAGACCAGATCGTGGAGCAAGTGGAAATGTAATTAATTATCCTTGGTTCCCAATTAATACAGCAGCAAATGATCAAGAATTTTCTTATCAACACTATCTTCCAAGAACAGATAAGGTTGTTTTAACTAGAGATAGGAAGTTTTCCATTATCAAAGGCATTCCTAGTCTGGATGCACAGACTCCACCTGATGATCCTAACTCTATGACTTTGTATACTGTCACATTAAATCCCTACACTTTTGATGAAAAAGATGTATCTGTACGGTTTAATGAAAATAAGAGATACACCATGAGAGATATTGGTGATCTTGAGAAAAGAATTGAGGCAGTGGAATATTATACAACATTGTCGCTACTTGAACAAGAAGCAAAGTCTCTTTCTGTAGTCGATGAAAATAATTTAGAGATTCCAAAGAAGGGAATTTTAGTAGATCAATTCAAGGGACATAATATTGGCGATATTTCAAACCCAATGTATAAATCATCAATTGATTTTGAGAAGAATGAATTGCGCCCCCCATTTATTTCTAGGGCATTTGGAATTACAGGACCAATTGAGGTATCGGGTTTAACATCATCTTTGGATGGAATAGTTACTCTTGATTATACAACTACGGTAGAGGTATCTCAACCACTTGCAACAAAAACATTTCCAATAAATCCATCTAGCGTCTTCAATTATCTGGGGACATTGAAATTGAATCCTTCAGCAGATTTTTGGTTTGATGACTCAATTACAGCATCAGTTAAGGTAAATGTTGATGGTGAGAATGATGCTTGGCAATTTGGTTCTGGATTCGGAACTCAATGGAACGATTGGGAATCGATTTGGTATGGAAGGGAAATTGCAAATGAAATTAACACCAAACAAAACATCATTGATGTTAGGAATTCTGTTGTCGCAGGAACCAAAGGAATAAGCCTTGGAAATACATTTAAATCCGGAACTCCTGAAGGGTTTAAGAGAAAGTCAATCTCTAAATTAATTCGTAAAGATGTGGTCCCTTTCATGAGGGATAGTGAAATTGAGATGTCCGCAAAGGGACTCAAGCCAAACACCAAGTTTTATGTTTTCTTGGATAATGTTAATATCACAGCATATTGCACAGGCGGTTCACAAATAACATCAAATCTCGGTGAAGTAAATTCGTTAAAATATCTCATGAATCAAGATCAAGAAAATCATTTCTTGTCTGGACGAAGAGTTTTTAGAATTACCGACAGCGAAACAAACGATCCCAAAAACACTTCAATGGCTGCGGATGCAATTTTCAATTCATCTGGAACAGTTGATACACTAAACGAAGATGGAATTTTATCAACTAGATCTGCAACAATACGGCGCAGATCTGTTAAAACAAATAAAATACAGTCAAATCTGACAGAGTTGTTATCGACAGACTTTTTTGGATTTACAGATCCAATAAGTCAAACATTCTTTGTTGATCCAGTCAAGTATGCAAATGGAATTTTTGTAAAGAAGATTGGGGTTTCATTTGCAACAAAGGATGAAGATGCGAATTCTCCAATCACGCTTTTACTAAA